AGCCAAGGCATCACTGCAAGCGATTCTGGTACAAGCGTCAGAGGCTCCTCTTGAGGCTGACGAGTATCAGGATTTCATATTTGCAATGAACAACTATATGTCCAGCCTTGCAGCTAAGGGCATCAATCTTGGGTACACAGCAGTAACAGGGCTGGCCGACGAGGTGACTGTTCCGCCTGGGGCTTTGACTGGCTTAATCGCTAACATGGCGTTCCAGTCTGTCCCTTACTACGGTGGCGTGGTAACAGCAGAGCTTGCTGCAACAGCGCGTGAGGGGATGCAGGCGATGCGTCAATTGGGTCAATACATTACACCCACAAGCCTTCCATCAACTCTTCCTGTTGGCTCTGGCAACGAAGACAATCAATTCGGCAATGGCCTGCACTTCTATCCTGAGAACGAACCATTGGTGGCAACAGAAATTAGCGGCGGGATTGCACTGGAGATAAACACAAATGGTTGAGCGAACGTATGGTGTAAGGCAGTCCGACTTCGAGGCGTTAACCACCGTAACGCCAGGCTCCTATTTCGGTTTCTTCTACAACGGCTACAACTACAAGATCACCTACGCTAACTTCATTTCAGGTCTTGGCGTGACCGGCACGATTGTACAGGATGGCGCTGTTACCGGCACTCCTGTCTTGGATGTATCGGGGACTGTTAACAATATCCGCAACCTTGAGAACGGCTCAGGGATTGCGGCCAGCGTCTCGGCAGAGAACGGAATTACATTAGCGCACAACTTTACTGTTAACTCGACCGGCTCGCCGTTGATGCTGAACACCACAGCACTCAGCCCAACCTTTGTCTCACTGGTCGCTGGTACTGGAATTACCCTGACAGCGGCAAGCAGCACGATTACTATCACCAACGCTCCAGCAGCGGCTCAGGTGCGTGGTCAGGTGTATATGCAGGGTAACAGTACAGCGACTGTAATCGCGTCCACTGCTACTCCTGTTCTGGTTGCTGGAACGTGGACTGTTGATCTGTCAACTAACGCAACTTGTACAACAGCAGGTCGGATCACTTACACAGGCACAACGACTCAAATTCTCACGATCAACGCAGCATTAAGCCTTGATCCAGCCAGTGGTTCTAACCAAAACATTCAGGTCTATCTGTATAAAAATGGCTCTGCAATTGCTGGCTCACGAATCGAATCAAAGATAAACCATGGCGAACACTTAGCAGTTCCGCTTGTGTATCAAGTCTCGATGGCGACAAATGATTACATTGAAATTTATGTCCAGAACTCCACAGCAACAAACAACATCACGGTTAGCAGAGCTGTATTGAGTATTAACTGATGCCAGCACTTCCGATCACCAGCGGGTTCTACGTCAGCCCATCACTACCACTGAGCGCACAAGAGTGTCTCAATTGGTATGTGAACGTGTCCGAAGCGGCAGCACTTAGCCCTGAGAACCTGTTTGGCACCCCAGGCTTGGTAGAGCTTGTGTCCTCTGGGACAATTGAGGAGCAAAACCGAGGGATGCACGAAATGGCTGGCATCGCCTATGCGGTCAACGGTAATGCTCTGTACAAGATCGTCGAGACAATAACTGGCGGCGTGGCTACATACAGCCTGACCTCTTTGGGGACGATCACAGGTACTGCTCAATGCTCAATAGCAGACAACGGTACTCAGTTGATGGTGCTGGTGCCAGGCGGTGACGGCTACATCTACAACCATGTGACAGATACGTTTGCCCAGATCACAGACACAGACTTCGACGCTAACGGCAATCCGCAGTTTGTTGTCTTCATCGACTCCTACTTTGTCTGCACAACCGACACCAAAAAATTCATCTGCTCCGCGCCCAATGATGGCCTGAGCTACAACGCTCTGGACTTTGGAACGGCAGAATCTGATCCAGATGTAACTGTTGCTCCTATTGTCTTCAAGAACCAGCTATTCATTTCTGGATCACAGACCATCGAGGCTTTCCAGAATGTGGGAGGGACTGACTTCCCATTCCAGCGCACAGGGCTGTTCTTGCAGAAAGGCGTCTATGCTCCTTACTCACTGATCAACGCACAAGACACTGTTGTCTGGGTGGGTGGTGGAGAGAACGAAGGGCCATCCATCTGGGCGCTCTCTGGCAACGATACAGCGAAGATCAGCTCAACCCCTATAGATAACCTGCTCCAGAATCTAACGGCGTCCCAGCTTGAGTCTATCTACGCCTGGGCGTATTCGCAGAACGGGGCGTACTTTATTGGCTTCACGCTGCCGACTACGACTCTTGTATTCGACCTGACTGCAAAGCGATGGCACGAAAGGCGCTCGGTGCTCGATGGTGATCTAAGTAGATACCGAGTCAGAGCGATCTGTAAGGCTTATAACCAAATCTTGTGTGGCGACTTTGTGGACGGCAGGATTGGCAGGATTGATCCGCTTGTTTACACAGAGTACGAGAACACGATTATTAGACGAGTAGCAACCCAGCCTTTCCAGAACAATCTCAAGTCTATCTTTGTTCCATCGCTAGAGCTTACTGTTGAGTCTGGTGTTGGTAATGATGACGTTGTGAATCCTGTGATTAGTCTGGAGCGCAGCGCAGACGGAAAGACTTGGTCAGATGCCAGGACACGATCAATCGGCGAAGCGGGCGAGTACGACAGACGAGCAATCTGGAGACGCAACGGTCGAGTGTCAAGGTTTGAGATATTCCGATTTACTCTGACTGACGCAGTTAAACCAGTGATCTTGCAACTCAACGCTGAGATTATAGGTGGCACGAAATGACCACTCCACTACTTAATGCTGGACAGCCAATTGTTGACGAATCTGGTAAAATGGCCCAAGCATTCAGAACGTGGACGCTAGATGCTTCGCTGAGTATTCCCATTGTTGGAACAGGCTCACCAGAGGGCGTAGTTGAGGCCAGACAGTATCAACTGTACATTGATTCTACCGGCACAGCGGGGTCCATTGAATACCGTAAAATGCTTTCACAGATCGGTGGCGACAGGACGCAAGGATGGATATTGGTATAACAAAACTCAAAATGATGATGCGGGATAAGCCTAATATAGCGGTCAGACCAAGCAAGGCTCAGGTGCTAGATATTTTGCAAGACCCCACAGTGAGCATTCCTTGGGGGATATACGTTGATGACATACAGACCACAGCCGGTCTTCTGCTAGTTAACGACAAGGTGCTTGTGCAACTGATCCAAAAGCAAAACGATTTAGAAGTACACATTTGCTGCAAGCTGCGCGACAGGGCAGGAATCAAGGAAGTGCTTGTCAGGATGTTGAAGTGGGTAAGCGCGTATAACTGGAATGAAATTTACACAACGGCCCCTGATAACAGGTCTGCATTAAAGAAAATGCTGATTAATCTGGGCTTCACTGAACATAAGGCGAGGTGGATATATCATGGGCTTTGACCCGATTACGATGGGCGCGGCAGCGGTAGCAGCAGGAGCTAATGCACTGAGTCAGCGATCACAAAAGAAAGACATCAGCAAAGCCAACAGGCGCTCGATGGCAATGGCTAATACTGAGATGGCTAATCTCATGCCAGCCTACCAGCAGGCGCAGGACACAATGATTGGTGGATACGGTCAAGCCGGTCAGATCAATCAAGAGGCGCTTAATCGTGCGTACCAGATGCAAGGCCAATCGTTCATGCCAAGGATGCAAGCGTATCAGGGCGGCAACGTAGCAGCTCAGAATGCTAACTTGTCCTCGATCCCTGCAATGCGAGCAGCACTACTGGGCGGGCGAATTCCTCAGATGCAGCAGGCTCAGTCGTTACCGATTGACCAAGCAGCACTGGCTGGATTGATCAACCCGCAAGCACAACAGTTCCCAGCAATGCAGCAGTTCCCACAGATGCGACCGTTCCAGAGGTAATTATGGCTTACACAGTCCAAGAAGTGGCAGATTACATTGCGGCTAATCCTCAGTTAAGTTACGAAGACCTTGTTGCACTGGCCCAGAGCAACGGGGTTAGTGATGAGGTGCTTTCCCAAGCCAGAGACATTGTTAACCCCATCACAACGATGCCTGTTGACGGCACTGTTACTGACTACACGCCAGGCCAATACACGCCAGGGAAAATAACCGACCAGCAGCTACAACAGTTCTTTGCAGCCAATCCTAATATCTCTAACGAGCAGACCTATGCGCTGATGCAGCAGTATCAGGTCAGCCCGCAGCAAGTAGTCAATGCGCGTGGACTCGATCCTCAAACTGCTTACGGACAATATAATCAACAGGTTGTTAACAACGCAAAGCCTGGTCAGGTGACTGACTACGAGCTTCAGGCTTACTTTGCCAACAACCCGAATACTCCTGACAGCCAAATCTACGCTTTAATGAAGCAGTACGGGGTCAGCCCTGAACAGGTCTCCAGAGCCATTGGAATGCCTTTAGATCAGGCTCAGGCTAGGTTCAGAGACGCCAAGGCAGAGGCTACTCCGATAGGCTTGGTTGGCGCTGAGGAATCGCTTGGACAGGGGCTTACAGATGCCACAGCGACCCTGCGCGGCGCTGAGACTTCATCACGGTCTGACATCG